AATGAACAATTTTTTGGCATATTCATTTTTTCTTTTGGAGTCATTACTACATAATTTCTGAATCTTATATCGTCAGGTATGGTGTTCTGTGATTTGGAAGTATGTTTTAGATTAAACTTGGTGTAGCAATCACCAATTTTTCTGATTCGTTTCTCCATACTTAGCTTCTACACTATGTATAGCTGAAAGCAACTTAATTAGCACTCAATGTTAAATGGTTAATAATCCCAGAATTGTGGAAATGAAGAATACTCAATTTTGCTAGACCAACCTAAATCAATATTGTCAGCAAGTGTTTGAATTGTTTTTCCAGTTGATGATGACTTATCAAGAATATCATATTTACCATTACTCTTAGGTTCAATAAAACCAACCCAAACTATTCTAGTTTTTTTATCTTGAGCTATGCTAAACATATTATCAGCAGTATAATTAACTAATTTTCTTGGTTTAAATAATCTTATCATTCCACTTGATATAGGATTTTTTGAAGTTATTGCTTGATAACCATTATATCTTGTTGGTACTGCAATCTTTTTAATATCTGATTTTTTGAATAAACCAACTTGTGCATTACTATAACTTGCACCAATAATATCTACATAAGCAGACTCACCTAAAAAAAACATAGGAGCAATATAATGATCTCCATTAGTTCTAAACTTATTAAAGTATTTAGATAAATCTCTAGCCAATTCTAATGCACCAAAATAATGAGGTGAGTTAGGATCTTTATTAATGAGTCTTGATATTTTAACCCTCATGTTTGCATAATCTTTTTTAGGGTAAGTATCTTTAATAAAATCGTCAGTTGTTTTTTTAAACTTTTGTTTTAAAAAATCTAATCCCTCTTTTCTAAAACCATCATGCTGATCATCGGTCATATTAATAGTTTTATATATCATTTTAAATTTCTTTGTAGTCTTTTTATTTATATTAGATTGACAATATACTGACTTGATAGTGGTTGCAACATTGTTATCAATGGTTATTAATTATGTTAAATGATTCATTTTTTATGAGGTGGATTGTGATTAATTATGAGAGAAAACGCAAGTAAAATAAGGGTTTTAAAGCTGTGAATTTATTTTTTTTAATTTTAGGTTTAGCTTCTACTGAACTAAATCCAGCAATTACATTAATAAAAATACCTATCACACAAGAAATTAAACGAATCAGTTGTGATGATGCTTATAAGAAACATACAAAATGGGTAGAGAATCCTAATTACAAAGAGGGTAATGGACAGACTTGGGGTTATCTAACTTATAAAGGTAAGCCAGTCATTTTACACTATTGCAAAGACAAAGATGGAAATTGGGTAAGATGAATCCAGAAATAGAATTAGATTTATATGAGATGACTACAGCAGCACAAACTGGGTTGCTTAGAGTTACTGAAAGCATCAAGCTAAAGCAAAAATGGTGGCATGGTTACAAAGGTACATTAGAAGATAAAATTTCTAAAAGTATTAGTGGAGCTATGGCAGAAATTAGTTTGTGTAAATATTTTGGCATACCATTTGAGTTTCATACAAATGTAGGTTCAGCTCCTGATGTTAAATACAAAAATTACAATATCCAGGTAAGATCACAGACACCTAAAAGAAATAATAACAACTCATTAATTATTAGACCTGATGGTGTAAAGGCAAATGAGATTTATGTATTTGTATTAAGTCAAGCTCCTAAATTTATTATTAAAGGTTTTATAAATAGTTCTGCTGTGATTGGTAAAGATAATTACTTAACAGACTTTAACCTTGCCAGACCAAAAGTTTGGGCAGTACCACTTAAAATTTTAAATCCAATAATGCTGCTTAAAGATGAGGGTTTAAATTAATGAATATATATGGTGATTTAAAAATTTGTATTAAATGTAAAGCATTTGCTGACATAATAGAAAAAGGCAAAAATTACTGTACTGATTGTTATTCATTAAAAATTTGGAAAATGCCACTTGATAAGGTTGGTAAAGATTTAGATAAAAGAGAGGGAATAAAATTAAAGGTGGTTGCACCATGATTGATTTTCTTCAAGGCGATGTATTTGATAACATAAAAAAATTAGATGATAACTCTATTGATTGTGTTGTAACTTCTCCACCTTATTGGGGTTTAAGAGATTATGGAACTGCATCTTATGAGGGTGGTGATTTTAATTGTAAACATACTATTACAGATGAAATTGTAGATAATAAAAATAATAAATTAATTGAAAGACCAGATAGAGATTCAGATAAAAAAAATTGCGTTAAATGTGGTGCTAAAAGAATTGATAAACAATTAGGTTTAGAGCCAACTTACCAAGAACATATCCAAAATATTGTAGAACTTTTTAGAGCTATGAAACCTAAGCTAAAAGACTCAGCTACAATATGGTTAAATTATGGTGATAGCTATGCTGCAACTGTTAATGGCACAAAAGTTAAAGATATGAAAAAAAATTTACAAAAAAATAGAACAAGTAAAATTAAAGGTGTCTATGATGACAGAGGATTTGTAGATAAACCATTTTCTACTATTCAAGGATCTTTAAAACCCAAAGACCTGGTTATGATACCAAATAGAATTGCTATTGCATTACAAGATGATGGTTGGTGGATTAGATCAGAAATAATTTGGCATAAACCAAATCCAATGCCTGAAAGTACAAAAGATAGACCAACATCAGCACATGAAAAAATATGGTTAATAACTAAATCTAAAAAATATTATTATGATGCAGATGCAATAAGAGAGCCAGTTGCACAAGGAACAATAACAAGATTATCAGAAAAAAATCTTAAAAATCAAAAAGGCAGCACTAGAGGTAATGGTGGAATGAGATCAAATGGAAATATGAAACCAGTAGGTAATATGGAAACTAAAAATAAAAGAAATGTTTGGACAGTAACCACTAAACCTTGCAAGGAAGCTCATTTTGCAACTTTTCCTAAAGATTTAATTGAGCCATGTATCAAAGCTGGTTGTCCTGAAAAAGTTTGTGTTAAATGTGGAACACCTTATTTAAGAAATTTCAAAACAATTACCACACCTAAAAGAGAAACAAGAAATAATATGGTTAATGTTATACCAGGCAGAGATAAACCAACAAGAATGAATAGTAAAAACATGGAATCTTTAATTAAAGAGGATTTGGGTTTTAAAAAAAATTGTAATTGTGAAACTGATAAATTTAAAAGTGGTCTAGTTTTTGACCCTTTTGGAGGCTCTGGAACTACTGCAATTGTTGCAAAATTATTAAATAGAAAATCTATAATGTCTGAGCTTAACCCTGAATATATAAAAATTGCTAAATCTAGAATTAGTAAAGAATTTGGATTATTTGAATGAGAAATTTATATGAAACATTAATTGATGTTGGTAGTGGCTTAATTTTAAGCACATTAATACAACTATATATATTTCCATTTTTTGACCTACATCCAACAATTTTAGAAAGCTTTCATATTGCAGTTATTTTTACTGCCATATCTATTTGCCGATCTTGGTTTTGGAGAACTATTTTTAGGAGAATTAGATGAAAACTTTTGAAAAATTTGACAGCTACCTATTAAATAACAAAGTTTTGACTGCTAATGAAAAAGTGGTTTATTTAATTTGTAGAAGTTTTAAAAATGCTCCACAAGGTTGTAGAGTATCACATAAATATTTAATGGTTAGAACTGGTATTAAGACCAGGAAAACACTTGTTAAGTGCCTTGATAGACTCACTCTGTTTGGAATGTTGGCTAGAAAACAAATTAACAATGGTACTTGCCATTATGTTTTTGATAAAGAATTGATGCAGCAATACATTCAACACAATCAAAATAAACGAAGAAAAATTAAGTTATCTAAGAACAAAAATAATCCACAATTTAATCAACAAATAGACAATGTTATTCACATAGTCAAAAAGGACAAGTAAATGGATGTAGCAAAAACTTCATTTGGGTGTAGCAAAAAGGATACTGAATCTAGACCTATTATCTAGATTTAATAGGTAGATATATTATGACAAATTATGTAGATCCTAAATTAGTTGCCAAAGCATTGGCAAGGGTAACTAAATCATCTAATATTCATTACACATCTGCTGTTAAAAAGATTAAAAAAAATCGCAAACAATATTATCAAAATAAGACGACTAAAACATTACAAAAATCATTATCTAAGGATCGCTTTAATACCTACCTTGAGGAGTTATATAAAAATGATAACGACTAACCTTACAATTGATGAATTAGATAGATTTTTACAAATATCGTCTTTTTGCGATAGCAAAATGCCTAATGTCAAAGCTAAATCATTGCCTACAATGTTTAAGGTGATAGATAATACAATTGGTATTGGAGATGATAAAGATAGCATTAAATATTCGGACAAACACCTTGCTAGACTCAAAATTACATTAACTTCAAGACAAATTACAATTTACGATTTTATTGCTATTTTAATGTTAGATGCAACAGAAAAAGATAGGGAATTATTATATTTAAGGAATTTTCCACAAAGAAAAAGTTTAAGACAAATGAAACGAATGTATTTGGATTGGTCACATACTAAAATAGGATATGAGTACAATAAAGCTTTGATTGCAGTTTGTAGAATAGCAAATAAAAATTTAAAAAAATATTTTACAAGTTGACAAATAACTACTAGAAAAAAAATACACTACATATAAATAGGTTTTATCATTTCCTACTATATGTAGTTTTTTTTTAGGCAGATCAGCTTTTTTTCTTTCTTTCTCTCTCTCAAATAAACTATCTGCCTAAATACCAAAATTTACTTAAATTGGTTTAAAGTCTTGTAATTTGTGCTTCTTTTGAAGCTTCTTACATTTAAATATGTCTTTTAAAGTTTCTTTTTTCTTAAAAACTTTAACAATATCAATTTTAAACATACTTACTGGATTAGTTAATATTTTATTGTTTCTTAGCATATTATTCCTCTCTGATTCGGTTAATAACGAATCTAATTGATTTAACATGAATGATAACTCAATTACAACCCCTAATTTAACTATAAAATGGCTAATAAAACAAAAAAAAATAACAAAGTATTACAAGAAATCTATGAAGAACTTGCAACTGGAGCTTCTATAAGAAGTTGTTTATCTCCAAGAAATAAAAAAGAAGATAGACCATGTTGGCAATCATTTAGAACCTGGATGGCTAAAGACCAGGAGATTAGAAAAAATTATGAACAAGCTAAAACTGATGGAATAGAATATTTATTGTCTGATGCAACAGATACTATTAATCAGGCTTTAGAAGATAGTAAATTTAAGGAAAAAACAGATTTAGGTCAGACTCATTTAATCAAATCATTTATTGATCTAACCAAGTGGAAATCAGAACGATTAGCACCTAAATCGTACTTAAAAAAAGATACTTTGCAGCTTTTAGGATCAGATTCATCTCCACTTGTTGTTAAGTGGGATAAATAAACTGTTGATTAGCTTAGTTTATTGTAGATTCATCGGAATCAAAGATTAATCTAGCACAGACTTACTTATAGTGTGATATTTTTGCAACAGTGTGATATTTTTGTTTAGAATTATTCTAAATTAGTAAAAAATAACAAGTAATGTATATTTTATTTATATTTTTATAAATAAATGGCTAAATTATTAACTTATTTAACCAAATCAAATGATTAACAATCATTTTACTCAGTTCTGACCACAAAAGTCATGGGGTTGTATAAAAAGCGACACCCAAAACTATATTGAGATTTAAAAAAAAACTTAGGGAAGTTACACACAACTAAAGCAACAAATTACTAATAGGAAAAATTATGACACAAGAAGAAATGAAAAAATTCTTAGCAAGTTTAAATAAAAATATTAAAGGATCAATTTCAGAGAAAGAAATGAGTATTTTTCAAAAAATAACTCCAAAAGATAAAGATATAGATTTAAAATTTATTGCTGAAAAAACTGGTGCTGCTGTATCAGAAGAAGAATTAAAAATGATGAAAAAAATGTTAAACAAGAGATAAACTCTATGTACGAATTTGGTGATAAAAAATTAGGTTATACAGCTATCGTTTATGTGATGGAATCTACTAATAGTGTAATCGTACACTTTGATGGTTTTAACAATTTAAAAGAATGTGATAAATTTTCTCATCAGATCATGGATGATCTTGGAATAGAACCTTTATTTAAACCTCAAGATATAACTTTACATTAATTTTTTTAAAAAATGCCAAATATAGTTATACCTTACAAGCCAAGAGCTTTGCAGAAGATATTACATAAGGAAATAGATAAGCATAGGTTTAGTGTTTGTGTTCTACATCGTAGAGCAGGTAAAACAGTCATGTGCATAAATCATATGCTCAAGGCAGCTTTAACTAACAAGCTACTTAACCCCAGATATGCCTTTATATCGCCCTACAGGCTACAAGGAAAGGCAACAGCATGGGATTACATCAAACAGTTCGCAGGTAAAATTCCTGGCACTAAATTCAATGAATCTGAGCTTAGATGTGATTTACCAAATGGTGCTAGGATAACAATTCTTGGAGCTGAGAATGACCAAGCGATAAGAGGTATTAGTTTAGATGGTTGTGTATTTGACGAAACACAATCTATTAAACCAACTATATTTCCAGAAGTCATAAGACCAGCTTTGGCAGACCGAAAAGGTTGGTGCATATTTATTGGGACTCCAAAAGGTCGTAATTCGTTTTATCAATTATACGAACAAGCTATCAGAAACAAAACTTGGTATGCTTGTACTTATAAAGCTAGTGAAACAGGAATTTTAGACGAAGAAGAATTACAAGCTGCAAGAGATGTAATGTCTAAGGACTTATACGAACAAGAATTTGAATGTTCGTTTCAAGCAGCAATAACAGGATCGTATTATGGAACTATAATAGAAGATTTAGTCAAAGAGGGTAGAGTGGAGTCTTATCTTTATGATGAAGATTTAGATGTAGAAACCTGGTGGGATCTTGGCATGAATGACCAGACAGCGATCTGGTTTGTGCAAAAATATAAAAAAGAAATAAGATTAATTGATTACTATGAGAATACTGGTCAAGGACTTGATCATTATGCCGATATTTTAAAAAATAAAGGTTATGAATATAGCACTCATATTTTACCCCATGATGTTAAAGTCAGAGAGCTTGGCAATTATGGTAAAACAAGATTAGAAGCTTTATTAGAACTTGGGATTGTTGGAGAAGTAGCACCTAAGCTTAGTATTGAAGATGGTATAGAAGCTGTTAGAAAAAATTTAGTAAATTGCTGGTTTGACAAGGATAAGTGTGCAACAGGCATAGAATATTTAAAAGCCTACTCAAAAAAATGGGATGATAAGGCACAAGTTTTTAAATCTAAACCCATGCACTCTTATGCAAGTCATTGTGCTGATGCTTTAAGAACTGGAATTGTTGGGCAAGGAATAGAACTCTCAAATTGGAAAAAACAAGTTCCAATTAATACAAATTATATAGTTTAAAAGTTATGGCAAAAAAAATATCAGAATTAGAAGTTAAAAGTATAATTTCATCAGAAATAGACAACTCCATTGGATTTTTAGGTGGTGCGTTATCAGATTCTAGAAAAAAATCACTTGAATACTACATGGGTGATAAATTAGGTACTGAGCAAGATGGCAGATCACAAGTTGTAAGTACAGATGTATCTGACACAATTGAAACAATCTTGCCAAACCTTTTAAGAGTTTTTACATCATCAGATCAAGTGGTTAGATGCGAACCTGTTAAATCAGAAGATGTTCCATTAGCTGATCAAGTTACAAATTATATTAACTATATTTTTAACAAAGATAATAATGGTTTTAGTGTTTTATATACTTGGTTTAAAGATGCTCTTTTAGAAAAGAATGGTATTGTCAAAGTTTATTGGGATGATGCTCAGAAAGTTGAGCAAGAAACATACGAAAATTTAAGTGATTACGAATACGATTTATTAATGCTTGAGTCTGATGTTGAAGTTATATCAGAAGAAAAATTTGTAGATAATTATGCAGTTACAAAATTAGAGCAGTTAAAACAAGAAGCTGCACTTAATGGTCAAACAGTTGAAGATGTTCCTATACCTTATTTACATAATTGTATTATTAAAAGAACTAGAACTTCAGGTAAAGTTAAAATAGAAAATATACCACCTGAAGAATTTTTAATTCAAAGAACAGCTAAATCAATTGAAGATGCAAATTTTGTAGCTCATAGAGTTCAAAAAACTAGATCCGATTTAATTGAGATGGGTTATGACGAAGATATTGTTAATAGCTTACCTACATCAAATAATATTTTATATAACGATGAAAGTTTAATTAGAAATTCTGACATTGACGAAAGTCCAATGGAAACTTCTCCAGATGATAGTACATCTGAGATTGAAGTTTATGAATGTTATGTAAGAGTAGATATGGATGGCGATGGTGTTGCCGAACTTAGAAAAATAATTTGTGCAGGAACTGGTTATGTTATTTTAGATAATCAACCTTGCGATTTCATTCCTTTTTGTTCACTAACTCCAATTCCAATGCCACACAGATTTTATGGTAGATCAGTTGCAGAATTAGTAGAGGATGTGCAGCTAGTTAAATCTACTGTTATGCGACAGTTATTAGATAATATGTATTTAACTAATAACAACAGAGTTGCAGTAATGGATGGAATGGTGAACCTGGATGATCTATTAACTAATAGACCAGGTGGTGTTGTAAGAACTAAACAACCACCAAGTCAAGTTATGATGCCAATGCAAAATCAAACTATTTCGCAACAGGCTTTTCCATTATTAGAATATTTAGATACAGTAAGAGAATCTAGAACTGGTGTTACAAGATACAATCAAGGTTTAGATTCTGATAGCTTAAATAAAACAGCAACTGGTGTTAATGCTTTGATGAGCCAATCTCAAATGAGAATGGAACTAATCGCTAGAGTATTTGCTGAAACTGGTGTTAAAGATTTATTTAAAAGAATTTTTGAACTTACTTGTAAGTATCAAGACAAAGAAAGAGTTGTAGAATTAAACAATCAATTCATTCCAGTAAAACCTACTGAATGGAGAAACAGATATAATATATCTATTACAGTTGGTTTAGGTACAGGTAGCTCAGATCAACAAATTATGATGTTGAATAATATTTTAGAAAGACAACTCCAGGCTTTCCAATTACAAGGTGGTCAAGAATACCCAATGGTAAGCTTGAAAAATATTTACAATAGTTTAGCAAAAATTATTGAAAATGCTGGTCTTAAAAATGTTGAAACTTATTTTGTTAATCCTGATCAAGGAAAAACAATGGTTCAACCTAAAGCACCACCACCACCAACACCAATTGAGAAAATAGAATTTACTAGAATTGCAAGTGAAGAAAAACGAAAATTTGCTGGTCTGGAATTACAACTAAGAGAAATTAAAAGCAGTAATGCTAAGATGCTTTTAGAAAACGAAATTAAAATGAAAGAACTTGAGCTTAAATATAATGCTCAAATAGATTCAGCTCAAATTAAGGCAGAAGCAGATTTAAATAAAATGCTAGTTGCTGAAAGTACAAAAGACTTTAGGGATGCACAACAATCACAACAAAAACTAGAACAACAGATTGAGTCATTAAATGGACAACCAGGAACAAGCAAAACTTCACCAGGAAGTAAGCCAATCCAACAAAGCTAAAACTTTATTAGACGATCCTTTATTAAAAGAGTCTTTTGATAAATTAAAAAATTTATATACAACAAGTTTATTAAATACTGGTGCTAACGAAGTTGATACTAGAGAAAAACTTTGGTTAGCTTATAATATTGTTGGTAAAGTAGAACAAAATTTACAAGAAGTTATGGACACAGGTAAATTAGCTTCCAAACAATTAGAAGAATTTAGAAAAAAAATAGAAAATAAAAAATTCTAAACAATCAAGTTTAGGATAAGTCAACCTCATAAGAGGAACTTAACTTAAAAAGGAAAAACAATGTCAGACAATCAAGGCAACCCACTTCAAGGATCTGAAACTGATTTGCAAAAAGCAACAAAAGCATTAGATGGTTTATTAAATCCCAAAGAAGAAGAAACTATTGGACAACAAGAACCACCTAAAGAAGAAATTAAACAAAATTCTCCTGAACCACAAAATGAGGAATCTTCAAACGAAGAACAACCACAGGAACAGGAAATAAGTGAAGAAACTGAATCTGAAGATGAGGTTTCCGAACAAGATGTATCTCAAGACGAAGAACAAATTGATACTCAAGAGAAACTAGAAGATTCCACCTACAAGGTAAAAGTTGCAGGTCAAGAATTAGATGTTACCCTTGATGAGTTGAGAAATGGTTACTCAAGAGAT